CAGTGCGGGATGCGATTCTTTCCAAGGCTGTGTCAATGACATCAACTACATCTTGAGCGCCTTCTCCAGTAATTGGATCGTTTGCTGCGTCTACCCACTCAGATCTGTCGGTGCTAAGAATATCAACAATGTCTTGCAGTGCTTGGTCTGACACGTCTCCGCCGGACTTGAGGTCTTCCCAAGCAGACTTGAGGTCTTCATTAACCGATTCAAATGCTGGATCAACGTCCTCTAGGTTAAGTCCTGAAAGATCAGATGTGTAGCTAGTCTCTTCTGGGGCCGGAGTTGGTTCTTCTGGTGCAGTGAAGTTTGCTCCTTCCTTCCATTCCCCTGCTACGACATCGTAGTAGACGTCATCCTCACCTGCGGCTATGTCAGCTGCAGTTGCTTCATCTGGCGTAGCCACACCGACGGATAGAATAGTGTTTCCGTACTCGCTTGTCCAAATGATCAAAGACGCGCCATCAGTTTCGTTCAGGTAAGCAAGAACAGCATTGTCAAAGTACTCGTTGACTTCGTCTGCAGTTAAACCATCTTCTGGAACTGGGAGTCTTGTCTCCTTAAGCTCAGCAACAAATCCCGTGCTAATGGGTTCCCCGTTGTCTCCAACAATGTTAGTTGATGCTTCTGCCCTAACAGTCTCAGAAAGAGGTACATCTCTGGCTTCGGCAGCTGCATCAGGACCAACTATCTCTGCTGCCTTTTCGTCAATGTTGTACTTTGACTTAATTCGTGCAGCTGCGCTTCGTGCTTGGGTAGCAAGTATTGACTTAGTAGGAGGAAGTGCTTCGGCAAGCATAGTAAAAATATTAATGACGGCTTCGTCTTTTTGCTGGTTTGTTGCATCTGGATTGTTAAAGACTTCTTGCATATTGCTGTAAGCGTCTAAGAGATTATTTCTGCTTCTTCGCACATAGTCAAAAGCTTTAGCTCGGGAAGCTGTGTCCATAATGCTGTCAACCCACTTAGCGTTCCAATCGCCAAGATTGTTCATAACGGTGTTTATGCCATTAACATAACCCCTAAGTCCATCTGGGACGTTAGAGGCTGGAGTGTAATCAGCAGGAGTAACAGAAGGTTCTGGCGCGGGGGCAGGTGTGGGTTCCGGAGCGGGTGCTTCAGCTGCTCTAGTTCCCTTGAATATTCCGCCGCTTTCAATGTTGCGGTCAATGAAGTCGTTAATTGCGTTAGACATTGCTTCTGGCAGACCAGGGGTCCTAGCAAGACTCCTTGCTGCGTCGTTAAACACGTCTTCTTTGCCAGTCTGGATAGACTCGTCAAGATTTCTAAGCCTGTCCAGCGCAGTTTGGGTTACGTTCGGGGTGATTATTCCATTTTCAGCAAGATCAAAAATATCTGACTCAAGCTTCATCACAAACTTTTCTGCCACGTTCGTGTCAATGTTTTTGGTTTTAGCTGGCTCTGGCTTCTTGGCTGGAGCTTCTGGAGAAGGTGTAGGTGCAGTAGCAGGAGTTGAGGCGGAGGTTTCTGTTAATGGACCGTTTTCTTTAACCTTTTCGGCCATAGAAATTTCTCTAAAGTCAGCTCCAACACGGTTGACCTTATCAATTATTGTTTGGTCGCCCTTGCTTATCTTGTCAATTAAGTCTTTCATTTCTGGTGTGTTTGAAATTTCTTCGCGCGTCATACCAGCAGCATCAATACCGAGTAGTTCGGAAATGCTGTCTCTGGCTGCCTTATCACGCGCAGCGTAAACCTCTGCCTGGATCGGCTCTCCAAGAAGCGAATCCGCTCGGCGTTCCTCTGGAGTTCGTCCATCTTTTTTGGCTTTGGGAGGAGCACTTCCCATTGGTCCCATGTCAACGAAGTCGCCAGCTTCCGTGTCACGACGGTATTCTGATGCTTTTTTATCTGGGGTAACCACAAAGATAGAGTCTTTGTCTTCTGGGTTGGCAACAACTATTGATCCATCAGGCACATCTTTGTAAACACTGGAAGGAATAGCACTCTCTGGTGCGTCCTTTGGAGGAGTTGGAGTGATGATTCTTGGAGCTTCTGGTTCTGGTAGTTGACCATCCGCGAACTGTCCTTCAAACGCCGCACCAAGAATGGACCCATCTTGCAAAAGAGTAGCTGTGTAATCGTCAGCTGGTCCAGTAGCAATACCGCGTCTAGCTTGGTCAATCAGTTCTGCTTTTGCGCGTGCTAATTCTGGAGCTATATAAGTCCATTGCTCATCTTCAGCAAGAGCTGCTTGAATTTCAGCTTTATCTCCACCACGTTCAATTGCATCTGCGGCATTAGTCAAGTCGTAGGACCGTGCAAGTTTTGCAGCTTCTTCTCTTGTTACAGCCAGAACACCAGTACCGGCGACGTTGTCCACGTCACCTCGGTTGTAGTCCCACCCATTAGCACCGGACACAAGCTCAAAGTTAGATGAAACTTTACGAGCTTTTTGAACGCTTCCACTTTCAAAACGAACGGTTATTGTGTTACTTACTTCTTCTAAGGACTCAACACGACCCCTAAATCCACTTGACAAGTCACGAACCCAGTCACCAACACCAATAAGACGACCGTTAGCATCTTTTTTCTTCCGGTCCAGTACTGATACACCACCACGAGAGGTTTCAGACAGTCGACCTGCACCTTGTCCAGTAAATCTTCTTCCCCCAGATTCAGATATAAGATCAATAATAGCCTTTTGTGACTCTGAGTAGTCAACGCCTTCTTCAGGTACTCCAGCCATAATTGATGCCTGAGACGCACCTTCAGGCGTTGTCACACGAAGGTTTGACGTGTTAAATATTCTGTAGTCCTTATATTCTGGACTACCAGCTTCAATTTGCTCCGGAGTTGAAAAATCACGAACCTCTATAAAGTCCTGGCCCTTACTTTTACCAAACGCTACAACTACACCAGTAAACGCTGGACGCTTGCTATTTTTAGTTCCAGCCTCTACTACAACAAAATCTCCAGTTGATACTGGGTTTCCATCTGTGTCAAGACTTCTGCGCGCCGCAACAACTTCAGTACCACGGGTAGATATTGGGGCTAGTTGAGTAACACCACTTAGCTCAGGAGTAGTGGCTAATCCACCTCCGGCTACGTACTTCAGTGCGTACTCTTCGGGGGTTAGCGTCGTCTTACCAGCTTGTGCATCAATACGCGCCTGAGTTTTAACAGCTTCAAGAATAGGGTTAGGAATTTCGTTTCCGCTTACATCTTTGAACTGCGGTCCAGTACCACTAGAGCTAGACTCAATAAGAGCCTTAAGCTCGGCTGGTATTGTCTCATCACCTGCACCGGCGTCAACCTGAGCTTTCCCTACTCGGGTAAATCTACCTTTAGTTCTTTCCCCACCTTCAACAAGTCTTTGGACTGTCATCAGTGTATTAATTTTATCGTCAATCATGGTTCCGTAAGCGTCGTCTTGTCCAGGAGTTCTTCTATCTCCTGGGGACCGGCCTTCCCCACGGATTCCATCAAGCGTGTTTAACAGCTGGTCAATAGACTCACTGAAATCAGTCGTAGCTTTAACGTATCTTTCATTTGAGGATGGGACGCTGCCATTCATATCTCTAGTCTCGTCAAAGTACTTTTCAAAAGCAGCCGCAAAAATAGATGCTGCCTGACGAACTCTAGAATCTACGTCCGGTCTATTTTTTGAGTTTGTCTGAAGATCATCAATAAGTTTATCTATCTTTTTGGTGTCATTACGGCTGATCTTGACTGCGCCTCTTCTGTCTCCGCCTTCAATTCGTGCCTTAGCTGGCAGAACTTCAAAGTTTTCCTTAGGAAGGACAACCATGTCTCCAGGGACAAACCCTTTGTTCTTTGCATCTGGAGAAAGAACTTTCATAATTTTTGCATAGACAGAACTAGTCTCAGGATCAACAAACTCAATCTCTGCAGTCATATCGTCCCCGCTGCCACCCCTGGCAAGCGAAACTTTAATTCTACTAAGCGTGTGGATGAACTGACCAAAGCGGTCACGTGGGTGCAACCATGGCTTCCACCAACGACCGAGGGAGTCAAGGACTGCTCCAGCACCGGCAGCTGTAATTGCCTTTACGGGAGAATTCTGGTCTCCGTAAGAGTTGTCGGTCATGCCGTTACCTCTGCCTCACTGATAAAAGTGTTTACCTTTGCTTGGGCGTACACATCTCTACTGAACGGTGGACGTTGTTCAACAGGGAGCATTGCATATTCTCTCACACCATCCAGGTAAACACGACGAAGTGCATCTTGATCTGTGCCACAAAGCTCTGACTTTGCCGAGAGTACGCGCTCGTGCTCGGGAGATTCAACCTCAGAACCAGAAGCAGCAACAGGAGTCTTGCGCCACTCGGTAGGAATCATGCTTGAGCAGTTGAGTAAGCGCGCACGCCGCGTTACCATTCGTCTAGCGGCTAAAATCTGATCAGTAATGATCTCTGCTTGGTCAAGCAGTTCTACAGCCTTTTTGACACCTGTTGCGGTATCTAACGACAGCATTAAGACTCCTGAGTCGGTTGCTCTGAAACGGGTTCTTCTGGCGCTTGACTTGGCGGTGTCACTGGTGGAGCGGTTTCAGATGGCTTTCCACCGAGAGCTTGAATGATCTCTGGGGGTAGAGCCGTCTCAGGTGAGGCTGCGGCTGTGGCTTCTTGAACGGCTTGGGTTTGGTCTGGTGCAAGGGTTTGGAGGACCTTGTCAAGGTACTCGGGGAGAACTTGTCCCTTGTTGAACGCAATTCTGCGGGCGAGTTCCTCGTTGTCGGGAGCATCGCTCTCGTTGAACCCGTTGTAGTGGAGCCACGCATCGTTGGAGATCATCAGGTTGTCGTAAGCGTAGCGCGAAGCTTCGGCCAAGTCGGGAGAGGCAACAACGCTGGACGGGTCAAACCAGATCTGAATACGAAGTGCTTGCTCGCGTGTGAATCCCTCAGCCTCAAGCACTGGACGAAGATACGCGGTGGTCAACGTTGAACAGATGAGCTGAGCAAGGGGCTCTACGTGAGATTGGTAGAGGCTTTCCTTAATCTGGATAGCGTTTGAATACTTAACAGATGCAAGTCCAGTAACAATATCCTTAGGAAGGTCAATTCCTTGGAGGATGCGCTCAAGAACACGGTCAGCACGCTCACGCAGATCGGCGTCAAATGAACGCTGGAATGAGATGTACTTGATCTGGTCTCCGGCATCTGATGGTCCGCGCACGAGCAGGGGGACAACAGCAGATGCGCTGGTCTCGTCAGCAATGGGAGTAGTCATGGACTGCATCAGCTCAGTCTCAAACGACTCAAACTCATCGTCAATGTCTTGATCGTCAACCACTGAGTCCGCGTAGGTCTGCTGGGTAGCAGTAGTCAGCGTGTCGGGAATGAACAGCAGGCCAGAGTTAAGGCGCGAACGGGCCGTCGCACGGAATGTGCTGTTCAAGAGTTGAAGCTCAGAGCACAGGTCAAGGACTCCACGCATTGAGCAGGACGGCATAGATGCGTACTGGGGGTGTGGGCGCCAGACACGGGCGACGTAAAATCCGTCAGCCTCTGAGAGCAAAGTCTTTTGCAGTTTGCGCGGGTCAGAGACTAAGTAAGTTGCACCACCAGTGACTTGTACTTCGGCGACTGAGCGAACGTCCCAAGAAACGGGAGTACCACTGCCAATGCGCCGTGGTGAGCGGACTAGGTAAGCCTCACCAGCGATGCTTAAGTTGAGTGCAAGTGAGCGGATAAGGTCTTGTTGGCTACCACCAGCTGGGTTAAGCCTAGACAGGGCTGCTTGGGCTGCGCGCTCAAGTCGTGGGGTGAGGTCGTCAACAGTGTTTGCTGGACGAGGACCCTCGTCTCCTTCAGAGACAACTGCAGGAATAAGTCGTACGCGCGATGTGACATCGGCGAGAAGGTTCATGCCGTAGGCGATTTCGCCAATTTCGTCGTAGTAAGCCCAAGCTTCGGTCTGCCAGCGTTCTGATTCGCGGCGTCGGGCTAGAGAAAGTTCTTGGCTCTTGCGATCATCTAGGTTTTCTTTAGAAGCTGAGGCAACCAGTGAGCGTTGACGCGCGGGTGGCTCTTGCTCATTGCCACGGCGAGTGAAGACACCCATAGATCAGCCCTTTCAGTCGCTTCATGGATGGCGATGACTTTTGACATAGGGGTGTTAAAGATTTACGTACAGTATATCGTATCAGGTATCTTGCCTAAAATCCCTGATTAAAGAAGGAATAGCTGCTGCTGCTAGAAAAACTACAAACCATGAGCCGTACTGGACAAGTGAGTAGACGGCTAGCATGGCTGCAGCAATCCATACGGACATACAGTAAGTGCAAGTGAGCAGGTAAGCCAGCAGGTCTTTCCACCCTGACCCGAACAGTTTGCTGAGTACCCATTCACGCTGTGGTTCAAAAATAGTGTCCTCAACAATTAGACGAGTGGCCCTATACGTTGCTAGTCCGACGACTAGAACTGTCTCAATCATTGCTGTCCTCACGCATCAGTGCTGAAACCTTACGAGCAATATCAATAACTGTACCGTCATTAGTGATAATGTTATCCGTATGGTCTGGGGAAATTGAGTTCTCGGTCGCGTGAGCAAACGGCGGGGCGGATACTTCAGGGCGACTTACCCACCAGACCTTTCCTCCGCAATACCGAACAAAGTCAATCTCGTTCTCAAACCTGACGTCAGGGATAACTACCTTTGCTCCATCTTGGATCTTCAGGTAGAGGGACAGAGGCCATGCTTCTTCATCAAGGAACTCACGAACACCCTCAGTTCCAAGCACTTGCAAGACTCTGCGGGACTCAGGGTAGACGCGCTTGGTCTCTTCGTAGCCAATGTCTCTAACTGAGTCCGCGTAGCGAACCCCAGTGTCGGAGATGATCGGGTTAAGTACCGAAACGATGTCGCGCAAAGTATCTGCAAATGATGCTTTGGAGTAACCAAAGTCTTCAACCAGCGCACCAGCCACAGTGTCTTTACCAGACTGTGCCCACCCGCAAACACCTACTACCTCTACGCGAGGAAGGAGTGCTGGGCCAGCATCTGTCATGCCGATGCGGTAGATGGGAAGTCTGGCTCGGTAGGCAACCTTTACGGCTTCGCGCGATGACGCGCAGTTTTCCCATCCAGGGTAGACGATCACTCCGTCTGAGTTATCTGGATCAAACACAGCAGCTAGACGTTGGTAGAGCAAGTTGTCTGGGGTATCGCACCCAGGGGAGTCACAGTCAATGACGGACTTAGCAAATATTCCAAGATGATTGTGGATCATCTGAACATACTCGGCTACATCAATGAAGTTCTCCCCGTGGGGGTAAATCAAAGAAAGGCTTAGCGGTTCGGTGTGCTCTGTCACTTCTGTCCTTAGTCTCTAGTTATCTGATGCTTTTGTTTGCTGCGCTTGGGAACGGGCGAACTGTTCTAAGTCTTGAGCCACACCCGCACCCCTGGTCTGGGAACAGTCTAATGACTTCGTTCTCAAACTCAAGTCTGATGCCAGTCTGGTCTTTCTTAGATCCAGACATAGAAACTATGGGGGCATCGTGGAGTAGGGCTATTCCTGGGTACTCAGGAGACTCAACAAAGAAGTACGCGTGATCTTGGGTAATGATGACACGAGTTCGGTGACGCCAGTTCTTTACTGACCGTTCCCGAGAAGGAGTATCTTCGGCGCAGATACGCGCAGGGTAAAGGTCGTGCACCACAGCAAGGGCCAGCTGAGCACGAGGCTCAACCTTTGGGTCCCAGGGCTGTGGACGCTCTGGTGTGAGCCACGCGGGCTTTGGTTGGTCACTCATCTTTTTCTTCTCCTGGTCTTTTTATCATCTCTAGAAAATCATCAAAGGACATAATTCCTGAGATCAAGTTTTCTGAGAGAAGCTTTTGGACGATCTCTACATTGTCCCTGATGTTTTCGTTCTGGTCACTCATCCTTCAAATCACCTGGATCAATCGCAAATACGAGTAAAAGAATTTCTCCGCTGGTGCGTACTGGAGTTAGGCTTGATGGCTTCTCCTGTGCAAGCCAGTCGTGCGCTTGCTTTGGGGTACGCAGTACAGGGCAACCAACATCCTCAGGGTCTCCGTAGATCTCACGGATGCTGAAGCGTCCGGTTGAAGCGGCGGTGGGAGTGAGCAGGTAATGGAAGCTACCACCGAGCGCGGAGTTGGGGTCAACGGATTCTGGAATCAGCGTAAAGATGGAGTCCTGCGGGTTTGCGGAATCAACACGACGTCGGACGGCTTGGTGGTTGATGCTCGCGGCCCGTGCGAGAGCCTCAATGGGAACCTTGCGCTCGTACAGTGCAGCAAGAGTGGCGTTGAGAAGGTCTCTAGCCAACGCTGCGTCCGAGTGAGGCGAGGTGTGTCTAGTTACCTTCCGAGCCTGTTCTGCAAGCCCAGCGAGCCCCTCAGCGATGTCTGCAGGGATACCAGGGGAATGGACTCGCTCAGCGCGGTCTTTATGCGTGCGCCTGCGTGTTAGGGGTCTGGAAAGGTACATACCCGTACCCTATCACTAGTTTGTCGTGGATGCACTAACAGTAAAAAAGTTTGATGCCTCAGTGATAGTTACTGTTCGCACTGGGTTTGCCTTGTAGGTAATCCTAAGAATAAGTTGCCATTTACCTGGAGGTAAGTCTTCAGGGATGGAACTTGGAAATACTACGTTAGCCTCACAGTACGGCTCAGGTGGTGAGTAGACTCCTGCAATAGGAAGACGAACAAATCCTCGCTCTGAGGAGTAGTCTCTGGTTAGAGTAATTGTGTATCCGTTATTGTTGCAGTACTTACCAGGTGATGTGAATAACGCAACCTCACCTTGCTTATAGGTTGTTTTGTTAGAAACTAACTCTTTACTGGTGTTAGTTACTCCGGAAACTGGGGCCATCATCAAGTAAATAAAAACAGCAAATACTGTTGCTAGTACTAAGAAGATGTAAAAAGTAACCGAGCTCACAAATTTTGCAATCCTAGGGTGGGGCTGTACGTTCTTTAGAGCCCCCGTTGAATAATTCATCAAGCACCTCCTCTGCTTGTTAGCACTGTTAAGGCTCCACCGATGAGTCCAAGCAGCACGGCTAAAACTACCGCCCAAAAGATTTTTTCAAGCGGAGAAAACCTGTTGATAGGAACATAGTTTTCTGTTATCTGCTCACTCAAGTCTTGAACGCTTTTGACGACAGATTTCTTTAACTCTTCCGAGTTAGCCATGATTGCTCCAACATCTTTTTGCATGGAGCTAACTTCGGTTTTTATTAGTGTGCGTAAGGCTTGACTTTCAGCCTCATCTCTAATTTCTTTAATATCTAGTCTTCTTGCCAGTTCTTCTACACGGGAGATTAACTCCAAAGATTCCTCGTCTCTCGGTAACATTTGGACGATACCGCCCCTCTTCTTATTGTTTTAGTTCTCCTTTGACTTAGGCTTTACAGTGTCTATTTTAATCTACGTCTTCCACTACTATGAGGTACACATAGTCTTTATGCGGAAACGTCTGCGGATATCTCTGCGCAGTCCAGAAAACATCAAACTCCGCGAAGTATCTTCCGTGCTGGTTTGAGAACAGGGTTGGGTCTACGGAGACTATTCCTGCGCCGGTTGTGTCTTGGTCTGGTCCGATTTCTGCAGGAGCGTCAACGATCTGCATCTCGTCGTCGCTGATCTTAATTCGTACTTCGTCGGCCTGGGTCAGGTCAACTGGGAGGCCGGTAACGGCGTCAACGAGTTTGACGGTAAGGAGAGGCAGGGCAGAACCCTCTTTGATGTAGAAGGTCTTGTCTTGTCGGGCAATTGCCACTTCAGACCCATCCTTACGGTTTAGACGACAGAATAACTTCTCTTAGATAATACCACGTCGCCGATGCGAGACTGGGGTCCATATTCTTCATCTTGCGGCGTTGAGGAGATAGTTAGTGCATCTCCTTGTTCCTCTGTGCGTATCACTAGTACATCGGGTCTGCGTGACAGCCTTAGCTCGCTCTTAAGGATAGGTCGAACATTAGCAATCTGAGAGAACTGGAGTGGCGCGTTCGCAGAGGCAAAGAATGTAACTTCGTAGTCAATAAACTGACTGAACCCAAGAGCCTGAATAGCTTGAACAAACAGTTGAACATGTGCCGGTGAAGCTTGGGACAGATCAATTGGTTGCTCAGATGAGGCAAACGTTGCTCTGATTCCGCTAGCTTGCTGCGAGAACAGCAGTGTTTGCTCTGCTGTGAGGACTATCTGCACAGAAGCTAGCGCGTATCCGCCGAGAGAAATTGTGTTCTCTGAAGAATCAATTATCTCTACGCTGGCAGTAGCACCGTTGGTGAAGACCAAGGGCTGCTCAGCCGACAGATAAACCTGTGTAGAGGCAGACGATGACTGCCCGAGGGTTATTGTCTGGCTTACTTGCGCAAATGTTCTGCGTGTTGCACTAGCTTCTTGGATGAGAGCCAGCGGCTGCGTAGACGACAGTGCGAATGCTACTGTAGAAACAGCGGACTGCGTAAGAGTTAAAGGCTGTTCAACTATACCGCTGGTGTCTCGTACCCCGGCAGCGCCGCCAACAAAGTCAATGGGCTGTTCAACAGAGACAGAAATATTTTGAGTTGAAACAGACGCGTTTTGGCTTAGGCTTAGCGTCTGTGACACAGACGCACTTGCGTTTAGTGATGCGAAAGCTTGCTGTGACAATGAAATTGGCTGCTCAGCTGTAGCAAATATTTCTATACGAGCAAACACTTCCTGATCAAGTGTTATCGGTTGCTCTGCTACTCCGTGGGTGGCACGCTTAACACTCGCACTTTGTGCAAGTGAGATTGGTTGCTCAGATACTCCATACGCTTGTCTTTGTCCGACAGAAGTAAGAGACGCAGTTTGTGTGAGATCTGCTGCTGCGTTCTGTGTGAGAGTCGAAGTAGACGTGATACTTGCAGTGGATGAAAGAGTGGCGTCAGCATTTTTGGTTATCGCAGCAGCAGAAGTTATAGCTGACGTTGCTGATAGGGACACTGTTGCGTCTTTAGTGACCGTTGCAGCAGCAGTTAGAGATGCTGTTGCGGAGGCAGTAACGTCTCCAGTCCACGCGGTACTCTCACCGGGTGCATCAGACCCGATGAACCACACATAAGAGACGGTTGGGCTAGGCATCGGCTTGGAATCTTGTCGTGACGCTGTCCGCTATTTCACCTGCACGCAGAAAAAGTGAATAGGTATTACCAAGTGCTGGAAGACTCTCAATGTTGTCTGGAATAGACAAGTTCCACTTATCTGCAAGAAGAAGATTAAATGGATCATTCTTAGAGATATAGGTTTTGTTAATCCCAGCTTGCTCTCTTACCCAGAAAAAGAGCATGGTAAATATTCCCTGGTTCTGGTAGTCAGGGCGAGTCCAAACAATTCCTCCCCATGCACAATCTCTCGTGCAGTTGGCGCAAAGACTGCCACGCTCAGTCCAGTATTGCGAAGAGATTGAAACACACTCGTTGTTCTCGTTTAGTGCTACTCCGGTTGCGTGCGCTCCGTCGTTTGTGCCGATGAGTTGCTCGTCTTCGCCTGTGAGCATGACAAATCTTATGTTGTCTATCACTTTATTACTCCCCAGCTATCCACAGGGACATAGTTTATTTTCTTAGGTAGAGAGTACGAAGGGAGTCTCTTCTTTAGGTTTTCAAGGATGTAAGCGTCGTCGCACTTTTCGCCTGTGTAGTTCAGCACAATTACGTTAGAGCTGTCTATTTTCTCTGTGTCTACCTTGACAATGCAGTCGTTGATCTCTGCTATCTGAAGGGCAGCAGTTGCGATGATAGAAGGTGAAACAGAGAATCCGTTTACTTTTACTTTTTTAACAGATCTTCCGACCAGCCTTAGCTTGTTACCGTTGAGCTCAACAATATCGTCAACTCTCTTGGTGCTCATTCTTACAACCTCTGAGTCAATAATCATCCCAGCAGTACTCATTGATTTAACTTCAAAATCAAGATCTGTTACGTCACTGATGACAACATCATCCATCAAAGTAAATTCATCTTCTGTTAGAGCTTCTCTAACACCGATGATCCCAGTCTCGGAGCAGTTGTAGCAGTCAATAATATTTTGGATGTTCATCTTCTCTGTGACAAACTTTATGTTGTCCTCGGTTAAGAAATCTCCTGCTGAGATAAGTGTCTTGACACCACCGAAGTCAGTGACCCCGTACATGGCAAATCTATCCAACAATGCTGGACGTCCAGTAGATGCTTCTATTTCGTACTTGTCTATTAGGTGAAGCATTGCTTCTGTGGCTGGTGGGCCAGCTGTGTAGACAGGAACCAAACCAATGTTCATAAATGCTAAGTATGATCCGATGCCAGTCATAACAGGAGCAGCGTAAAAAGCCTTGTTACTCTTAGTAATACTTTTAGAGAAGTAAAGATCTGCTCGTGCTTGAGGGACACCCTCATCCCACTGGAGAAGGTTGTTTAGATGGATCTTTGGCTTACCTGTTGAACCAGAAGACAAGAATACGTAGTCTCCAGGGGTTGCATCAGTTTCAAAGTCGGGAAGATTAAAAATATTCTTGACATCAGAATGATCTAGGTCTGTGCCGTATCCGATGAAATCGGAGCAGCCTGTGTTCTTTATGGCGTAGTCGTTGAGGGTTCCATCGTTAAGCGTAGACAGAGGTAGGACATGCTTGCCAGCAAGACCCGCCCCGCAGGCTAAGAATAATCCGTAAACGCTGTTATCTGATCTAACACCAATAACTTTTGAGTCAGGAAAGTTTTTTGCAACATAACCAGCAACTTTGTAGCTGGCATTTGAGAACTCTTCTGCGGTTAGTGAAATGTCATCTTGGATGATGACTGTATCTGTAGGATTAAAAAGCTGAAGTAACTCCATCATTTGACTAGTTACCTTCCAGCAAACCTACACGGTATTCCAGTTGGTCAATCTTTGGTTGATACATCAAAGCAGTATTAGCAGCAGCAGTAAGGCGAGCATCCATTGAAAGTATTGCTAGCGCGTAGTATGAATTCATCTCACTGATCAGGGCTACTGCTGACTTATCAACTTCGTAGTTCTTAAACTGGAAAGAGCTGTAAGCAGTAATAACATCGGAGCACTGTTGTTGGAGGTCGTTTAGCTCATCTTTTTCGTAGACGTAGTCAACTTTTGCTGCAGAGATAGCTTGTCTGACAGTGTTAAGTTGAACCATCATTTCATTGCGAGCATAGACTTCTTCTTGTGACGCAACAGGGAACTGCTCGTAGTAATCTTCGCGGTCTGTATCCGTTGCGGGAGAGACTGGGGATACTGAAGTTCCGTCAAGGCTAGTTTCGTAAACACAGTCAGTAACTGTGTCGTAGTATTTAACGTTTCCGTTTGGTAGAAGCCAAGATCTAATCACGAGCCGTCACCTTTCTTGATAAGAATGTTTGGTCCACCTGCAGCATTAACGGCTGTCAAACCATTGCCTGCACTGGTTACACCCTGTGATGCTGTAGGAACAGGGTTGCATACACCAAAAGGTGTGTACCAGACTACACCAGACGTGTTTGGAAAGTAAGCAGGAACTGTTCGTACATACTTATAGGTGTTTATCAAAACATTATCTCTTGTGTGTTTCAGCGAGACGTCGTCGCCTGCTGCAGTGGAGTAATTATCCCCACCGAAGTAGACATTGTCAAGTCTTCCCATCAGACCGCGAGTGGCTGAGTCAAGGATAAACGGCCAGTAAACATCACCGGCTCCGTAGGTTTTGTTCGGGATAAGGTCTCCTACGGCTGGTGTGTCTTGTATCACAGGCCGTACGGTCAAAAGTTCAATATCATTTTCTAGTGTTCCAGTATCTGGAGCAGGGGCAGTGATTTGATACTGAGCGGTTGGAGGGGAGGATATGGATGCAGTAGGAGAAGAGCTTCCTATGGAAGACACTAGTGCCCACCGCCTTGCTGTCGTTGCTCCGCCGTTACTTGTTGAGAAGTAGGGGGTGTAGGTAGTAAGCAACATAAAGGTGGAAGGAGACCCCTTTGAGGCGTCAAATGCTCCAGTTTGACCAGACCCTGGGCCGGTGAATCTTAGGTAGAAATGAGAAGGACCTATGGAATATTCAACTCCAATAAGAGAGTTGGTCAGCGTTGAGTTTCCAGCGTAAAGGTATCTAGTTGTAGTGGAAGTTGTAGATCCAAGTGTCACCGCAAGAATTCCGGAAGCGCTGAGTGCTGAGGCAGAAATAGTTACGCTGAGTGTCGGACCACCTGAAACAACTTTTGTCCAAGTATTGGTTGACTGAGTCCACCCAGATGTAGTTAGTGCGGCTTTTATTGCCGATATAGCAGCAGCAGCGTTGTCCGTGCTTGTGGAGTACGCGGTGTTTAGATATGTCACGTCGTCTCCGTAATCTGGTATGCGTAGTCTGTGCCTAAGTATACGCCACCAACGAGCTCGGTGCTGGTGGTGCTAGGAGCGAGTTGAAGGGTTGTACTAGAAGTCAGCACAAGGGGAGTAGCAGTCTCTACCCCGGTAAATACATCCGCAGACTCAAGAGAGTAGCTTAGTGATTTGATGCGGGCCGCGCCTGCATTGTTAGCTAGCCCAATCCCGTACATAAAGTAGTCAGATGCAGTGTAGCTGAATATATGTGTAGAGGAAATAGTTGGCTTAGTACTTTGTTTGTACACTCGAAGTGTGTATGCAGTTGCTGAGTCAGACGGATATGTCGTAGAAAGTGTTGGGTATATTACAATCCAGACAATGTCTCCATTAACTAAAAGTGGGGAACCTCCACTGTTAGCAGGGTAAGCATACGTTGTAACATTTGCTTGAGTGGAAGCGTCTTTGAACGTGGTTTGATCTTCCCAAGTAACTGCATAAGTAGATCCAGAAAGATTTGAATTAAACCATAAAGTTTTCCAGGACGGTCCTGGTCCCGCTTCTGTGGTGGTGATTTCCCCACCGACATGAACACCCAGTTGCCCGCTCTCATAAGTAAATTTAAGCATAGAGGTTGGGTATTCGGCGGGACTGGAGACTGATGGAAATTTGCTGATTTGTGAGCCAGAAGCGTTGTACTGAGCTATAGTTCCATAACCTCTAGGCGAGGAAGCAATTGTAAGTGTCGGACTGTATAGATAGATATTGTTTGCTAGTATAGCTGTGCCTGTTGTGTAGTAAGCATTACCAACAGAATTATTAGTAGGTATGTATGGATTCTCGGTTCTACCAGTCATAGGGTCGTCAAACAAAAGAGTAGATACAGACTGTGTGTTTCCGTACTCTGCAATCTGGTATACCTGTATATCAGCAATAGATGTCACATAACTTGAGGTAACAACTACTCCTGCCCAGGTGTTCGTAGACGCTCTTAAGTACTGTCTAGTCTGAGAGCCTGCAGACACAGAGTGGTTATTCGGGATGTACAAAGGAAGCTCAGCAATAGTTATCCAGATTACGCGCAGTGCGTCATAGTATCTGGCACGCCAACCATACTTACCAAAAGAGAGTTCAAACTGGGTTGGCCCACCATAAGCCACGATTGTACTTAAGTCTGGTGGGTTAAACGGGTACTCTGCTACGTAAGACTGTGCCGCGTCAGAGTCTTTAGTTATGTTAGTTCCGGCTGCTCTAAGAGTGAAGTAGTACTCTGTGCCAACAAGTTTTATGTCAAGGAATACTGCATTAGCTGCGCTTGATGAAGATCCTGAGCAGAATAAAGATATTCCGTTTGCTGCGCCTGAAAAGCTACCAGATCCAAGTGTAAAAACAACTTTATGTGATCTAAATCCTGTATCTACGGCGAGTGTTTTAGTCCCAGAAACTGCAGTTGTCTGAACTCTTCCTGAGTCACCGGCGCTCCAAGCCCAAGTACCAGTGGTGGTTACTCCGGTGAAAGCAGATCCTGAAGAAGCAAAGGTGTACGAAGCAGAATTAACTTCAATCATCGCTGTAACTCCCGTGCAGGGTGAACAAAGAACAGACAGACTCCGCCGTGTGACTTAGGCGCGGTCATGGCTACGTCGTTGCGATAGGAGTGAAGGCCAGGGTCAAAGTAGTAAGGGCAAAGGTGTCACCCGAAGAAACGGTCTTTGGGGAGCTGAGTGCTCCGGACCACAAGAAGGTTCCTGCGGTGGAAGCAGTCCAGAGAGAAATGTGACTGATGGTCTCACCAGTGGAGATTGTCCAAGAGCTCGCCATGCTAGAGAGTGAAACGGAACCACCTGAGATAGACCCCATAGTTGCTAGGTAACGCGTGCTAGCGGCTGCGGGCGAGAGCGATCCTGCTGCACCTGGGATATCAATGTGTAGCTGGACATAGATTCCACCGGCGGCTGGGTATGTGCCGGTCTTGGTGAGACCATCAAGAAGTTTGTTAGCAACGTTTACTTCAGACAATCCAACAGCAAGAGCCATATCAGTCTTCCTTCGTGTCTTCGGCGCGAGTGACAGTTGCTTCAGCAACCATAGTCAGCTGACCAATTACTGTGGGCGGTGCTTGAGTGTCTTGGGTGTCTTTCATGGTGATCCTTAAGCCGTAAGTGTAAGGATAAGAGCCAGATCGTCAGCAGAGATGGTCAAGGTGTCGCCGGAACCGAATGCCCGTGACTCGCTCAGTGCGTAGGAGTTCTTGAAGGTGCCGCCAGTGCTGGCGGTCCAGTAACCAACATGGGTAACAGTGACCAATGACGCGGGACCACCAAATACGATGTCCGAGTCAGTGTCTAGGCGTCCTGTGACAGGCGCTGCGTCCCAGTCAATGCTTTCGCGGGTGTAGGCCCCACCTGAGATCTCATGTGCACCGTCGTCGCTGGGGTCAGCGGTGTGCAAGGACAAGTACGTCCAGGTGGTGCGAGCACCTTCAAGAAGGTCTGCCGCACCAGAGGCGGTAAGTCCAGCCATGTTTCTTCTCCTAAAGTCTGATCAGACAAGTTAGTTCTAGCAGCCAGTACTAACTGCTTGAACCAGTGTACAGCACATTCTAGCTAAAGAACGTAAACATCGGGTTCTTCGGGGACAATTGAGGACAAATCAATCACTTCTTGCCCCCAGAAGAAGACACCCCAGGTGGTGTAGTCACTCCACTGGCCATCGCCGTAATCAGGCATTTTGTCTCCTTACGAAGTAATCCTAAGAGAGCTGTTTAGACAGCGCGCTCAAAAACTGCCCAAGTGTTATTGGCGGTAATGTCGTAGTTGGTATCATCAGTAAACACCGATACCGCGAGATAGTCGTTTAGCGCTAGGTTCACCCAGCCGGTTGTCGCCTGGGCCACGACTTGCCCCACTAGGTCCCCAGCTGGAACGGCGTACAATAGTTGCTGGTAAAGAAAGTTTAGATCGTCATTTTTGTCAATGCCCATAATGGCGCCATGATTGCCAATATTTGTCATGGCGACCTGCGCCGTGAGGCGGTAGCGCCCAGCAGCGGGGGCCTTGAAACGCGCATTATTTACGGTGGTGCTGTGGTACCCAGCTACGTCGCTGTAGGACTGCGTGTTAAACCCGACCTGGACTAGCCCAGTGGTGACGTTCAGACCGGCGGATCGGTACGCCCTGACAGCCGTGATGGTGGTACCACCACCACCACCGCTCGCCGTTGCCCACGTTCCTGTTTCGGTTAGGTATTTGCTCGCGGATGGGGACGCGGCGGGGGCGGGTACTAACCCACGCTTGGACGCGGCCATCGTGGCGAGGCGGTCCGTGGCCCACCAGTCGCGCGTACTGTCTTGGATTTCGGCGGCAAGACGGCGGCCCAAAAACTCATAGCCCGCCGGGTTCAGGTGGTAAGTATCGGCCAGCGTGTAAAAGTCTGAGTTCCCCACGCCCGTTGGGGCGGCGACGGTTCCGGTGCCTTGGATGTATTCGATCGGCTGGCCAACATAGGTGAACCCGTTAGCTAGGGCCTGCGCGTAAAGGTACCCTGCAATAGTGTTTAGGCTCGTGTAATAGGTATCGGTAGGACGGAACGGGGCCAGGACAAGGAAACGGGTGGCAGGTAGCGCGGCTTTAGCGGCGGCGAATAGGGACGTGATAGCCGTCTGTACCAGGGTTAGCGGACTTACCGCGTTGTCGTTCAGGCCACCAGTAAACACAACAATGTCCGGGGATAGGGCGGTAACGTCAGCCGCGAACCGTGAACCGTACGTTGATTCACCACTACCGAAACCGTCCTGAACATAACCTGTGCCAGAAACGAAGGAAGGGTTAACATTCCAGTTCAGTAGGCGCCCAGCGACCACAGCGTAAGAGTCCCATACCCATTTAACATCGGTGTCAAACGAGGTACCGTAGGAGTCGCCCACGACAATAACCTTGGGGCCGATGTCGCGGGACGTAGGCCAAGTGGTGCGAGTAGGTAGAGCAAAGATGCCACCAAAAGTCAACTCTTGGCCCTCAAAGGTTATGCGGCGATTAGTTGCAGAAGCGAACACAATTTTTACGCGACGCCAAGACGTCGCAGATCCGATAACTGCTGACTCAGACTCCGTGACCCGTTCGCCGTCCACCCAAAGGCGGTACTTGGCGTGAGTAGAATCCTCAGAACGCACCAAGATTTCCAATTGGTCAGCGTCAGTCTCAAACTCAAAACGTAAAAGGTTGTCAATCTGACCAGCGGCGTTGGCAATAGTTAGGCCGGTTTGGCGGTAGCAGTTTGTGTAAGAACCAACTGTTCCGACGTTTGCGTATGTCGCACCTAAGTAGGTAAAGTCTGAACCGTCACGCGATGGCAGGCGACGTGTTGCGCCCGTGATGGTGGTGGCACCAGTGTCCGTTACCAGTGTTACAGTTGGAGGATTCTTCATAACTACTGGGTCTGATGAAACTGGAACGCCGCTAAGTCCGTTGGACTCAACGTTTCTTGAAGTCACAGACGAGCTAGTCTTGTTCTTCCAAAGACCAGTGGAAGACTCATACTCAAGAATGTCGCCGTCTACTGGAGATGCTGATATCTGTGCATCATGTATCTCACGGAGCTCATAGCCGTTTTGTGGCTTGATGAATATTTCTCCGGTGCTGGCGTTTGCTCGCGTGACAATACCAATTGAAACTAGGTGATCAGGAGCGTAAGGCTTGTTTGCTAGACCGTAGATAAGGTTTCCTGCAGTTCCAAGCCACACAGGGTCTCCAGCGTTAGCTGTTCCTGTGTTTAGTCCCGCGAGCAATCCTTCTACTACTACGTTTGCTGTTCCGTTTGTAGCAACAGTGGACTCCATGAGTCCAAGAGTCTTAGATGATGATGACTCTGTAGCGTTGGAAGCCTTGGAGACAATCATGTTAGTTCCGTTAGCAGAACTAATGTAGACAGCCTGGCCCTTTGAGATATTTTCTGCGGCTCTGACCGCGTGCTTTACTGTTGAAGTAAATCCTGAATAGACTGCTTCGTTATCAATCCACTCGGTATTGAAGTCATCTCCGTCAATCTTAGCCAGAATTTGTCCAGTTGCTCCGCCTACTGGAACGCCTTCTCCGTCGTTTCCAGGTGCGCCAGGGGAACCCTCAAGGGAAGCAAGCCACGCTGCCTGGTCACCGACAAATCCGTTAGCAACAGCAACTTCGTATGCGCTCTCGCCTGGGGGGCCGGGGTCACCTGGATCTCCAGGGTCTCCTGGAGAACCAGGATCGCCAGGTGCGCCAGGTGCGCCGTCTGCACCCTTAACTGCCATAACTGACCAGTAAGAGGGTTCAGCATCGGGGACAATCTGAGTGTTGGCTGTAACTGGGGAGATGCAGACGTAGGATGAGCCTTCGTACGAGACAACATCGTTTACTGCGTAGTTGACTGAGTCGGTGTAAGCTCCGAGGAAAGTAAATCCAAGTGCTGCTAGCGCGTCTAGGTCTCCCATAGTTGCGATCTGGTTATCTGCGTCTTCACCAGAGTTTAAGAACTCCCCGCCGTTACCAACAAGAATAACTTTTCCACCGCTAAAAGTCTCTAGTACGACGTTTCCTGCAGTACCACCAGAGGTGTTTCCTCCGGAAATTGTGACTGTTCCGCCAGAATCTCCTTCTCCAGCTCCGTCTCCATAACCAGCGTATATGTCAATGTCGCCACCGCTTAGGGCGCCGCTTCCACTGTAAATGCTGATGTTTCCACCATTGGCCGTGCTTGAGCCTCCAGTGTTTATCTGTACATAACCGCCGTCTCCGTTGGTTGACTCTCCGGAGGTTATCTGTATATATCCTCCGGTTCCATCTGGGGTATCCCCGCCCCTAACCTTTACAGTTCCACCACTGCCTGTGCCTACTCCTTGGCCACCATCAACCTTAATGTCACCGCCAGATCCGTTGTCAGCAGCTCCGTCACCAGCCCACAGGTAGACGTCTCCGCCCTCCCCGTCACTGTTTAGGAATCCATCTGGACCCTGCACGACTAGTCTTTGGGCGACTGGGTAAGTCTCTGTTGCATCTGGGGCAGCGATAATAGACTGTTGCGTCTCATCAGTAAACTTTAGAACTTGTCCAGTACCAGCGCGGTATTGAGAAGAAACTTCAAAACTAGTCCAGTCAGTTTCATCTAGAGCATCTAGTCTTTCCACGACTGTTTCATATTCCCCGCTTGGGCTGACACCAAGCTCAGTTGCAATGGCTTCAATCTCGTCTGAGATCGCGTCTACGATGACTGTGGCATCGGTAGCAGAGTCGTCGGCTGCAGGGTCAGAGTGAACTGGCCGGGTCAAGTCTGGGATATCTTCAGGGTACGAAGCCACAACTACTCGCTTTCTAGTACGATACGCGTTCATATAGTCTATCAGCACTTAGTTAACTAACTTTTATTCAGGAGATGTGATGATCGGACCAAGTGGTTGGTGTTTAACTTCAAGTCACGAAGATTGTATTCGCGTCTTTACGTACGCCGTGTGTGACTGTGCGTGTCACCCCGAACCCACGGTTGAGGAAAAGGATGCTGTTGTCGCAGCGTGGCACCGGGTGAGTGCAGAGGGGCAGCAGACTAAGAAGACTCGGAAGAAGTCCTAGTTTGTAAACTTACGTACCCTAGCTCAAACTTCGCTAGCACGGTGTTGGAGCAGGGGTAGTGTTTCAGACCACCCTCCCGAGTTTCCAAAAAAGACACACCCCCCTGTGGATAAACCTGTGCATAACTTGAGCTGGCCTGTGCATAACTTTGTTGATACCTGTGCATAACTTGAGCTGGCCTGTGCATAACTTTGTTGATGCCTGTGCATAACTTTGTTGATACCTGTGCATAACTTGAGCTGGCCTGTGCATAACTTTGTTGATGCCTGTGCATAACTTGAGCTGGCCTGTGCATAACTTTGTTGATGCCTGTGCATAACTTTGTCTTGGCTGTGGACAACGCTGTGGATAACTTGGTCTGGGCTGTGGACAACTTGGTCTTGGCTGTGGATAACTTGGTCTGGGCTGTGGACAACTTGGTCTGGGCTGTGCATAACTTTGTTGATGCCTGTGCATAACTTGAGCTGGCCTGTGCATAACTTTGTTGATGCCTGTGCATAACTTTGTTGATGCCTGTGCATAACTTGAGCTGGCCTGTGCATAACTTTGTTGATGCCTGTGCATAACTTTGTTGATGCCTGTGCATAACTTTGTCTTGGCTGTGGACAACTTGGTCTTGGCTGTGCACAAACGCCGACCGCATGGCCTGTGGATAACGCCGACCGCATGGCCTGTGGACAACCGTGTGGATAACTTGAGCTCGCCTGTGGACAACCATGTGGACAACCTGTGGACAACCATGTGGACAACGCCGCATGGCCTGTGGACAACGCTGTGGATAACTTGGTCTGGGCTGTGGATAACGCCGCATGGCCTGTGGACAACGCTGTGGATAACTTGGTCTGGGCTGTGGACAACCATGTGGATAACCTGTGGACAACGCTGTGGATAACTTGGTCTGGGCTGTGGACAACCATGTGGATAACCTGTGGACAACCATGTGGACAACGCTGTGGATAACCTGAGCTTAGGGCTGCCCTACCATCTGCGAATAGGCGGCGTGGGCACATTACCCGAAGCAGACCTAGTCCGCATACCGCCCGCGCTGAACCCTGGAGGCTGCTTGACCAACAGCGCAGACAGACCATGCACGAGTGCGTCAATCCTGTCCGGAGACCGCTTGGACTCACCTGGCACCCAGCCAAGCATCTGAGACTCAAGGTCTGGAAGTATGCCCAAGTGATGCACCCGCAACTGCTCATAGGCCAGGACTACTGGCTCCGCACGCAAAGCCTTCCCAACATGAGCCCGGACATCAATGACTCGCACAGTTGGATCAATTCCATGAATGGCACTGCGCACAAGAGCACCACCTTGGTTGACTTCAGCAACGATGGGAGCACGGTACTTGTTGGCCATAGCAACCACACGCCTAGACCACACACCTGGAGAGCCATGCACGCTCGCATCCTCAATCACAAAGCCTTGACGCTTATGGATCTGGCGCTCACGTGTACTGCCCACAACAACAATCCCGCACTCGTCTCGTGGGTTCTCAGACACGGATGGGTCAACACCGACGACGATGGACAGACCGCTAGGAAGTTGACTCACACGAAGAGGATCAATCAGGTCGTCCTGCCACATAGTGCCTTCGACGTTGTCTAGCATCTCGCCGTAGAGTTCCTGACGCGCTAGTGACGTACCTTCATACAATCCAAGGATCGTGTCAAGGTATCCCTGAGACAGGTTGCCCGCATTGTCCATTGTTGATCCACGGCGAAGGATGATCCCGTCGTCCTTCTCTACCAACTCAAGCAGCTCACGTAAGAAGGGAGTCCGCTTAGGTGTGGTCATTGCAACGATCTTGGGGTTCTTGCCTAGACGCGTTGACACGCGAAGGTTGTCCCATGCAGTCAACCCTGAAGCATCAGGCACGTACGACCATGTAGCTACCTCGTCTGCTAGTGCCCACTCCTGCTGTGGTCCACGAAGTTGGTCAGGAGCATCAGCTGTGTACAAGATCGCGGTAGAGCCGTTGGGCCACACTAGACGACGCTTTGATGGTTCCCACTCAGGTCGCTCACTCGGTGGATGGACAGCCAGGATGCCACTCTCACCTTGAACAAGAGTGTCACGTGCGTCAGCAGTAGTACGCGCAACAATGGCTCCACGAGATCCAGGTTTAGATATAGCCATCTCACGCACCCACTCACAGCCAGCCCGTGTGTTGTGTGTTGGGATCATCCCCTCACCGGCAAGGTACATGGAGTTGGGAGAGTCCACAGTGATACAGCGCATGACTGGAATCTCAGCACCTGTGATCTCAGTGAAGCTAGTGATCACACGCTGCCTAGAGACAAACACCCGAGCAGCTGGAAGGTTATGAAGCCGGGAAATCTTGCGCGGCAACTTGAACGGTATGTGCTTTGAAGGTCTCCATGTGACTCGGTACTTCTCTCCATAGTCTTTGCCGTTCAAGGTCGCCCTACCGACCGCAAGCACAGGACGCTCAGACAAAGACCGCGCAAGTTCCAGCACAGCAAGAGCCAAGCCCTTGTTCGTGTTGCAAAACTCTACTGACCCGCGCTTGTCACAGAACCCATCCGAGTCCATAAGACCCTGCAACAGTGCAAGCCGCTGACTCTCTGATGCCCGCATGTAAATGTCTGGCACGTGCTTGCTGTCTACTACCCCAGCCTCACGAAGTTGAACCTTGAGTCCCTTAGTCCCTACAGTCCATCCACGGTTCTCATCAGGCCGTATGCGTGACACGTTACAACCAGAAGCCATCAGCGTTTCTGCAAGCCAAGCCGAGTCACTAGCTGCACAGGTAAAGTCTCCTGATGAACGTGAGCCGTCACCAAGCCACATCCCTAACACCCACGGATCAACGGCAAGGTCGGCCTCAGGAGTTTGTAGTGCACCGGCAAGTGGGATGCTGTGGTTTGGTCGCTCGCCTCGGTGAGTGAAGGTATCAACAATGTCTTGAGTGATCCGTATACCTGAGCCGTAAGGTTTAGTCTCAATCTCGTGGCCGTGCTTATCTGTGTAACTAGTTGCGCCTGCCCACGAAGCCCAATCCTCAGGGTAGCCCATACGCGAGTGACCATCTCTTTCAGCGTGCCGCAAGTACTGCTTCTTGTCACGGTATGTCCACGTCACCCACTGATGCAGATCACACGCATCAATGTGTGTTCCATCAGAGAACGTCAAGCGGTAAGCTTTTTCCGGAACGTACTCATCATGTGCAATCAGCACACGGCACACGCGACCTTGTTCATCAAAGACTTCATCACCAGCCTTGAGTTCACCCATAGTTGTCCAACCCGTAGGAGTTGGAACCGGAGTGTCAAGCACTAAGCCTTTGCCGTAACCACGACCAGCAAGCAACAACGCAAGATGCCATGAGTCATCGTCTGGCAGAAGTTGGTTTGGTCTTCCCCAGAATCTCCAGTCGTACAGCAAAGAGTCAGAGTCAATACCCGCAAGAAGTTTCTCACGAGTCTCAGGGTCAAGCGCGGCAATCTGTTGTGCCAAACTCAAGTCAGACAAAGTATTACCCTCACGGTGGGGTTAGCTGATCCTAGTTGCGCGATTCGGTGACAGGGCCTCCGGCAACCCATGCTCGGCACGTTCTTGCCGATGCACACTTGAAGTCGAACGCCTCACAGTAACCAAGGTCTCCGGCATCAATGACATCCATAGCCTCGTTGCCAGCTTCGTTACCAAGTCCAGCCTCAATGCAAGCCAGCATCTCGGGAGTCTTGATGAACACCGCACAGTTACCACAGCGCTGCTTCTTTGCAGACTCTGCATCAACATTCCACTCTGACGCCAGTGCTTGCCAGAACTCATCGTTGGGCTCGGCTGGGTTGAGTGGGCCATAGCTTGCGGTATCAATCGCGTTCTTGCGGTTCTTCAGGTTGATGCCGATGTCCTGAGTTGCAGGCGGGCATTCACCTCCGGGAGTTACTGCCGCAGCTGCAGTTACTGACAGTCCAAGTGACTCAGCAGTGCTGGCGGCAAACGATCTGATCTGACTCGCGGTGATGTTATCCATATGTGAACTATACCACTTAAGGTCCGAATATTCTTGATTCCGCTCCATACATTCACAATCAAGACCAGATGTGATACTGTGCGCGAAACCATAAGAACTGGAGAAACTATATGATTATCGGGCTTCACGGGGCTGACCATACTGGAAAGCACACGCTCGCCCAGGTATTAGTTGAGGACTTTGGCTACAGCCACATACGCTTTGGTTCCACAGCTGAGTCCATGCTGTACCAGATGAACCCGATGATCCATGCTGGCCTTGCTATTGAAGGTGGCGTCGGGATAATGCGACTGCGCTCACTCATTGACCAGATGGGATGGGCGCGTGCTAAATCAGACTATGAAGAAATCACCAGACTTCTAGATCAAACTACTAAGGCCACACGAGACTGCGTTGGCCCAGACGCTGTGATTGAGTCCGTACTGCATAACTACACCCCAAGCCAGAAGTACATCATCACTGACCTGAACTACCCGAACGAGTTTGATGCGGTGATTCTCCGCCGTGGTGTTCTTGTCAACATCACTCGCCCCGGAATTGCTGACCACTCACACGACGCCGTATTCGACTTCACGCTTGCCAACGACGGTACTCTTGCTGCGTGGCAAGACCAAGCCTTAGCACTTGTTAAGGACGCTGCTGATCTAGTCACCCGTAGATCAATTGAGATCTCTCCACAAGGCGGATTCACTTCTCACTTCGGTATGCGCTGAGCTTCACGGTAAACGGCTTTGGAAGTCTGCCGAACACTACCGTGCACATGAACGCCGCAATCACATCTTGCATCAGATGATCCGGATCAACCAAACGCTGCAGGAGTTCTTCCCTAGTCACCGTAGTTCATCAGGACAAGCTGACTGACGGTGTTAGCTTTGCTGCATCCCCCGCGCTAACCAGTAGCTTCACGGTTACTTCCCATACCCCACCAGTTGAACCAGCTGGTCCCACTTGTGTGTCCTTGCTCATCAGTGTCATCTGCTCACCGCTTGCAAAGGCTCCAGGACTTGAGTTCAACTTCATACCTGGAGCTGAACCTACGGCTGAGCTTTGGTGCACGACCTGGCTGATTGCCCACTCGTCACACCCGTCAATGCTGACCAGTAAGTCCCAACCACTCTCACCACCGCGAGCGTCGGCTACAGTCACCGCAAGTGTTCCTGTCCAAGTCCCTGGCTCAACTTGAGTGTCTAGTGTGAAGCTTGATTGGGTGAGGCTTAGTGGCCCCGGAGTAACGCTGAACAAAACTAGCTGCTCGCTCACAAATCCTCCGCAGTGTTGGAGTCTTCAGTCTAGCACCCGAGCCGAAGGCGAGGGGGCCGCGCGCGAAAGAACCCCGAGCCGAAGGCGAGGGGGCCGCGCGCGAAAGAACCCCGAGCCGAAGGCGAGGGGGCCGCGCGCGAAAGAACCCCGAGCCGAAGGCGAGGGGGCCGCGCGCGAAAGGACCCACCGCGCAAGCGGGGGGGGGGGGGGGGGGAGGAGGTCGGTCGAATTGGATTTGGGCTCACTCTCACGCAGATCCCACCACCCTCCCCCTGTGGATAACTACAGGTTGTGGATAACTATGGGGTTGCGGATGGCAGAGGATGGGTGTATTGTTGACCCTGTCAGCAAGTCGCAGACAACAATTCAAAAGAGGAGTCGCTATGACAACGACCACTGCCGAAGCCCGCTCGCGCGAGGTCTACCGCCAGTCATTCATCAACGAATACTGGGTGCAATTCACGGTCACCCTGCCAGACGGAGAGCAACTATTCGTCTCACACGCCTCACGGGCAGACGAAACGATGGTGTTCACCGTGGTGAACGGGGAAACGCAATTCGGAGATGACATAGCCTGCGTGACGGGGTGTGACATCGCTCTCGCCCTACAGCAGGCAGGCTACGATCCTCTGCCAGAGGGAACGGTCATCTCGTTGCCCACGGTTCGCAGGGGCAAGGATATCTACTAACCCGAAGCCCCCCGCGCAAGCGGGGGGCATTCGTGTGTCCGGAGCCA